CAACTGAGGGTATGGCTGTTGTAAAGAACGCTTTCCCTCAATCACAAGTAGTTAGTTCACCATCTGCACCAGCAGCACCTGCACCAGCAGGTACACCTGATTGTTCATGTGGCGGAGGAACTATGCGTTTTGTGCCAGCAGGTATTGCTAAATCTACTGGTCGCCCTTACAAGGCATTTTATGCTTGCCCTAAGCCACAGGGTCAGGCTTGTAACAATAAGGTTTCTGCATAACAAATGCGCCTTCTTTCTCGCGCAATCAGAACTGCTTCGCAGGGTGGTGCCACGCTTCCAACGGTGTGGCGCTCCCTGATGGAGCAACAGATAGCATTTAGGCGAGGCGAAGTTAGTATGGTTGCAGGACCACCAGGTGCTGGTAAATCAACCTTTGCCTTATCACTTGCTGTACACGCACAAGTGCCAACACTTTATATATCTGCTGATACACACTCTCATACTATGAGTTTGCGTTTGCTTGCAATGTTAACTAACAGAACACAAGCAGAGGTTGAACCTATGATGGAAGCAGATAGAGAGTGGGCAGCGCAGATGTTAAAACCTGCTGACCATATTATGTGGGAGTTTGATTCTGCACCAACATTAAAAGATATTGAAGATGCAGTCCTTGCAGCGCTAATTGATTTGGAAAAAACAACTGAGGGTATGGCTGTTGTAAAGAACGCTTTCCCTCAATCACAAGTAGTTAGTTCACCATCTGCACCAGCAGCACCTGCACCAGCAGGTACACCTGATTGTTCATGTGGCGAGCGAGGGCGTTACTGGTAATCCATGTCCACCACGCTCATCACTGCATGGAAAAATTGCACAGACTCCTTCTCTGATACTCACAGTATTTGGACAAATTGCCTCCATGGGTGTGTGCGCTGTTAAGAATAGATATGGACCAGCAGATGCCAATGGTGCCTCACCAGTTTGGTTATCTTACGACCCTGCAAGTATGCAGATTAAGGATGCAGTAACAACATGACTTGGGAATTAAGATTAATAGAAAACATGGGTGAGTTAATCGGCTCGCCAAACAGTGAAAGCGTAGTTGTGCCGACAGAACCACTGCTTGAAGATATGAAAAAACAGTTGCAATTTTTACCTAAAAACTTTACTTGGACAGTGGGATGGAGAACTTATGTTTGGCAGGAAACGGAAAAAAAAGAATTTAAAGACCTTACTCAAAATGAACATGACAAATTATATGATGGAGAAACCCTCAGTCACCCCGAAGATGGTGGAGAAAGCGATACTGGAATCACAACTACCACAGTCAATGAAGGAAACTCTACTCAATGAACTACCTGAGTTTGTGGAACACATTGATGAAGCAACAGATAAAATCTTCAACCCTTCCTCCATCTGGCTTGAAGCAGTCCAGTTTGCTGACTATGTGGGTCAACTTGCTATACATCTCCAAGAAGAACACGGAGAAGATTGCCGAGAGGAAATTGCCGAACGACTTGAAATGATGAGCGATTCGTTTAAACAACTAGCAGAACATGCAATGTTAGTTATAGACCAACTGGAAAGTAGGCGCGATGGCTCACAGCAATAAGGAAACGCTATCTATAATTTGGTGCGATAACGGCACAACAGATGGCAAGTTCACAGAGGGTTTAGTTTATACACTGATACATGCGCCAGTAGTTGGAGTTCCAGTTAATAATGCTATTCGTGTGCAGGGTAATCAGATAGCAAGACAGCGCCAAGCAGCCATTGAGATGTGGCAAAAGGTTGGCACTGACTGGGCACTATGGGTTGACTCTGACATTGTATTAACACAAGAGATGCTTAAGACCTTATGGGATACGGCAGACAAGGTTGCTCGCCCTGTAGTAAGTGGAGTTTATTTTATATCTAAACAGATGGAAGGTTCATTGATGCAACCTATGCCATGTGTATTTAATGAAGGCTCTAACCAGTATGAGGTTGCTTACCTACACCCACTGCCTAAGAATCAAGTAGTTAAAGTTGACAATGCTGGTATGGGTTTAGTTCTAATGCATAAGAGTGTATTAAAAGCATTGAACGAAAAGTTTCCTAATGATTTTTGGTTTGGGGAAAATAATGAACGAGGCGAAAAGTTTATTGGTGAGGACATTGCTTTCTTCCGCAAGGTTAAACAGTCAGGTATTCCTATCCATGCCCACACTGGTGTAATAGCCAAGCACATGAAACGGTTTGCATTTGATGATGCATATTACAATCTTTATTGGGGAGCAGTTGAGTTAGCAGAGAGGAGAGAGCGTGAGTCAACAGAAGAGCAACAAGCGTAGAGGTGCACACTTTGAAATAGAACTGGTGGATTGGTTTATGTCCAACGGTTTAAATGCACAGCGCCTACCGCGTTCAGGGCGCAATGATGTTGGTGATGCTTATGTGCCAGGAGTTAACGGCTCCTATGTTGTAGAGGCTAAGGCTCCAAGGCGTGATGGTCGCATTGACCTATCGGGTTGGTTGCGTGAGGCAGATACCGAAGCAGATAACTATATGAATCAGAAAAAATTAAAGGTAAGACCAACACCTTTAGTAATAATCAAGGCTAGTAATAAAGGAATAGGAGAAGCGTATGTCGTCCAGAGGCTCAGTGATGTCCTCCCCAACCTCTAAGCACGACATAGTAAAAGTACTAGAACATTACGGCTTTACGATTCCAAACAATCGTGGTGGATGGATGTCAGTTAGATGTTCATTTCACAATGACCATGTTAAGTCGGCTCGTTTAAACATTGATGGCGGTGGCTTTAGATGTTTTGCTTGCGACATGGCTGGAGATGTTTATTCAATTATCATGAAACGAGAAGGAGTTAATTATGGTGAGGCTCTCAAAATCGCAGAGGGAATTACTGGCGAAGGCAACAGAGAACTACGAAAGAAACCTAGGAGAGGCGCTTCCGTATCTAGTGACTCGCGGTATAACAGAGGCAACGGCTCGTATGTTCCGCCTCGGCTTCGTGGCGAATCCTGAAACAGGACACGAGATATATCAGGGTAAGTTAGCAATTCCATACATAACACCATCAGGTGTAATTGATATTCGTTTCCGCAGTTTAAACAATGACAGTGGACCGAAGTATCTTTCTCGCCCTGGTGCTACCACTCACATCTATAACATTGGTGCACTGACTCAAGACAGTAGCATGTTAGTTGTTTGTGAAGGTGAGATTGATACCATCATTGCAACTCAAGTTGGCTTTACTGCAGTTGGATTGCCTGGTGCTAATAACTGGAAACCATATTACTCAAGAGTACTAGATGGTTGGGATAAAATTATGTTGTTTTGTGATGGTGATAATGCTGGCAGGGAGATGGCTAAGACAATTAGCCGTGAACTAGACAATGTATTCCCTGTATTCATGCCTGATAATCAAGATGTTAATGATGTGTTCCTAACCGAGGGAGCAGATGGATTACGCAGACGAGTGGGTGCTTAACCTTGGTTAAAAATTCAGCGTTTGATTTAGACTTTGGCTATGGTCGCAAGGGTGAGCAGTTAGTTGAGGAACTGTTAACTCAAGGCAAAAAGGTTGAAGTTAAACGAGATAGGAAATGGTGGGTTACCAACAACCTATACATAGAAGTTGAGTGTTGGTATATGAAATCCCAATCATGGGAACCATCGGGTGTAATGGTAACTGAGGCAGAATACTGGGCGTTTGTGCTAGAACAAGGCGTGCTTTTAGTTCCAACATCACATGTACTTTACGCAGTTAAAGAGTTTGGTCGTGAGATAACTTGTGAAATTCCTCCTAATAAAAGTAAGGGTTATCTCATAACCGTTGATGATTTACTTATGGCAATGCGTAAACTAAAAAATGAGAAGGCAGAAACTAAAGATGGATGAACAAGATAAAGTTTGGGAAACCATTTATAGTATTGCCCGACAAGTGGCAAGCCGTTCTAATCGTATCCATCGTGGGCTTGTAAGCACTGATGATTTGTACCAGCACATGTCCTTGTGGGCACTAGAGCACTGGCACAAGATTGAACAATGGCAAGATGAGGAAAGTTTAAAGTATAAATTACGCAGAACTTTCTACAATGAAGCACAGAAGTATGTTGCTAAAGAGCGGTCAAGATACTCTCGTTCACCTATGGCAGATTCCTTTTACTATACCCATGAGGTATTGCATGAGTTATTGCCTGATGTATGGGAGCATATTGGTTGGGTTGATACACCTGATATGTCACAAGAGTTCATCACTCACACAAGTAAACCATCAGAGGGTGGCAACAGATTAGCCCTGCTGTCAGATGTTGCATTTGGTTTAGACCGTTTAAACAAGAACGATAAAGACTTGTTGCGTATGCGTTATGCACATGGTGGTATGGAATTTTCTGCACTCGCTGAAACTTACGGTGCCAGTGATGAAGCCATACGCAAGCGCGTTAAGCGTGCCTTAGATAAGTTACAAGATAGACTTGGTGGTGAGCCACCTGTTTGGCGTAGCCGTAGTCGTAGGCGTAGCAATGCAGAGGCAAGAGCAGAGATAAGAAACCAAGAAGAAAGAGGGGACTGAGATGGAATCTATATTGCTGGAGTTGCAAATGATGCTCCTTGATTTGGAGTTCTATAAATTGGTAATGGAAATACTTATCGGGTTGGGGTTGTAATGAGCGATTGGATTGTTGTTTTAATTGCGTATGCCATGGGTAATCTTATGTGCATGCTTACGATTATGCTTGTAGATAGGACTAGAAAATGATTATTGGATTGAGTGGATACGCACAGTCAGGTAAAGATACCGTTGCTGAGTTGCTTTGTTTAAACTATTCGTTCAAGCGCATATCCTTTGCCTTGCCTATACGAGATGCAGTCTTTACTTTAAACCCATTGCTTGATGATAACTCACGCGTTGAGGATTTAGTTAACGAGTATGGTTGGGAAGTAGCCAAGTCTAATCCCGAAGTCCGTAGATTATTACAGGTGTTTGGCACCGAAGTTGGGCGTGAATTGTTTGGAGAAAACTTTTGGATTGACCAAGCGTTTAAACGAGCCGATGAATATGAGCGGGTTGTGTTCTCTGATGTGCGCTTTCCTAATGAAGCACATGCGATTGAACAAAAGGGTGGTGAAGTGTGGCGTATAAACAGACACAATCATGCACCAGTTAATCGTCATAAGAGCGAGCATGCTATGGATAACTTTATGTTTAAACATGTTATATATAATGATGGAACTTTAGATGAACTTGCTAATCAAGTATTTGAATTGATGCACAACATACATAAATTATAGAAGGCACCCACCTTCGGGACTGGAACCTAGGTGAGTGCCTCGTAGGGAAGTGTATAACACATATTAAACTGAGTGCAACTCCCCTCGTGTCGGATTAAGTGAGATTTCACTCACTCTCCAACCTAATTTTCTTCTCATAATCTTTCGTGCCAGTGCAGTTGTTCCACCCCATGTTCCGAATCTTTCGTGCACCAACCCCCACTCTAAACACTCTGCTTTGATTGGGCAGTTAGCGCATAGTCTTTTGATTATGTAGTCAGGGTTTTCTCTTTCTTCTACTGGATAAAAAAGTTCTGTGTCTATGCCAACACATGCACCTTGTTTAAACAGTTCATAGTTATACCGCAGTCTGTAAGTTATCGTTCCGTTTGGTTCTTCAATCTGACTTAGTATCCTATGGTACTTTGGTTTCGTTAACATAACCTGCTCCAATCATATAGTCCAGTACAGTTTTCAATAGAAGTTCACACTTTATTCCATCACGCAAGGTTGCTGGCTTGCAATCCTCTATTGACCAAGTGAAGTGTTCGTCAATCAAATGATTGGTTAGTTCACTGATGATTGCCTCATTAGCCATCAGTACCACCCCCTTCCGAGATTGCTTCCGAGTGCTTTACATATATTGCCACCATATTTTCTTTGGATATATGCAAGTCCTGCTTCCACTTGTAAAAATCCATCATCAGTTTTCTTTGCGCCCACCAATGCCCAAGTTGCTGGCATAAATTGTGCGATGCCATAGGCTCCCGATTTACGGTTGCGTGATTTAGGATTCCAGTTTGACTCGCGCATCCACAGTGTGTACAGGCAGTTCCATTGTTCTAGTTTGCCATTTTGTGTGAGCAAGTCTATTGCGTGGCGCTGGTATTCGTTTTCATAGAAGGCTACTACGGTTCCTGCTATGTGTTTACCATTGGACAGTGGCGCTACTGGTATGTGCGACTCATCAAAAAACTTATCGTCAATCGCCACACTTAAAGTGATTACTAGAAACATGGCGACCAACCGTTTAAACATCATGAGATTATCTCTTCATCTTTGGCGCTGATGTTCTTGATAAGTGTGGATATGTACTCAGGAATATCAGTATCATAACCTTCACCATCAGATGCACCGACAACAATCATGTTGCCTGCTAAGTATGGTGTGTTCCCGAATAAGAAAGAGATTGCACTGCCCAGTGGATTTAAAGGTAGTTGCTTTAGCAATCCCTCATCATCTACATAAGCACACGCTATCTCTACACCGTTGTAGTCATACAGTCTGACTGCCTCAATGTACCCATCAAGAGCATCTTGATAATCGGTGAGTTGTTTAAACACTTTCTCTAAGTGCGTACCGTTTGGTTTGATTACGATGCCTTTGACATTTCTTAGTTCACTCATTTACTTACCCCCTTTACCGCCTCTTTGTAATCCTTGCGAAGTTGCAGGATAATTCGTTGGAAGTTTTTCTCATCAGATTGAGTCCATAGTTTGGCTTGAGTTTGGTTGACTCGGTGTTCTGCAAGTGCGCCATTAACTATGAGCATTTGTTCTTTAGTGAGTTTCATGTTTAGTCCTCATCTCCCCACATGCGGTCAGGTTCATCACTTTGTATGCACTCATCATTAGCATCGTGCCTATATTCGCAATCAGGGCACATTTCTGCACCGTAATAAGCGACATCATCTTCCAATCTTGGCTCAGACATTTGACTCCTCATCATTTTTCTTGAGGTCATTTATCGTTGGCTCGTTGGCGCGTTTATACATAGGTGCCAGTAAGGTTTCAAAAAACTGGTGCAACCTGTTGTAATACCACCAATCAAAATCATCTTTGTTGGTCATTGGTTGACCGCCTTTAGATTTTCAAGTGTCTGCTCTAGTTGTGCAATCCTCTCGGCAGTAGTTAACCGTGGTGTTATACCGTACTTTAACTTTTCTGCTTTAAAGATTGCTTCATACTCAGCGCGGTGATTGGCAATGAGTTGTTCCATTGCATCGTACTTTGCTTTGGCATATATGTTTGAAGTTGATTTACTCATTGGTTCACCAGTTCCTTTGCATCTATAACCCATTGCTCCACGCAAGCAGAGCAACGAAGGTCAAGGTTAAGAGCATCTAGTT